TTTCGCCAGTTGGGTCAGGTCTGCATTGCTCGGCACAGCACACGGCGCACCATTGTAATCGGTGAGCGCGTGCGCGTTGGCATAACTGATAACGGCAACGATCTCGCGCTGGTCAAATTCGATTGACGCTGCGGGCGGGATCGATCCCATTGTCCCGGTTGACGGGTTGCCGTTGATATAGGCGGCGTTCGGATCGCTAACGCCATAAGGTTGATTATATAACATCGCGCTTCCTCATTACGGTGTTCCGGCCATTGGGTCGCCGGGATTACTCAATCCAGAATAGTCAAAAATGATTTCGGTGTGCGCGGGCTTGATACGATTGAGCAAGCATTCGAGATCGTCGGCGATGCCGATACGCAAATGCGGATCGACGCCGCATTGCCCGGACGCACATCGAAACCAGACAAGCTTTGCCTGGTCGACATGCACGGTCCAATAAAAGCGGTTGGTATCCGGCCCGAGCCCGTAATATGGATATTCGGAGAGCGCGCCGTCGGCGACCGGCGCGTCGCCGCGCGCGTTCATGATCGGAACGCCCCATTCGTTGAGCATCGGGTCGGGCGGCAAGTCGCCGTAAACGCGCGCGTCGCCGACATGGTCGATGCCGACCACAAACGTGCGGTACTCGGTAATTGTTATGTGGTAGCCAATTTGCGCCGCGATCGAGATAAAGTAAGCGCGCGATTGCGCCCCGAGCATCGTCATTCGCATAACAAGTGCGAGGCGGCGCTCGTCGACGGATTGCGGCGCGGTATAGCAAGGATCGGGCAAGCCGAAATTGTATTCCCATTCCGGCAAGAGCTCGATCGTCGTGCGCGGGTCGCTTTCGATCTCAAGTAAATCGGCGGCGCGCGCGTCGATCGGATCACCCCATATTTGGGAGAATCCGCCGACCAGCTTCATCAAGGTTGAATCGTATTCGCGCGGCCAGGCCGGGCCGACCGGCAATAGCGCGGCCAAGGCGTCGATATAATCGTCGCCGCTTCGCCTGATATGCTTGTCGGTCATTCGTTGTAAAGGATCGTGCCGAGGACGGCCATATAACCGGGCGCCGGCATCACCGCGTCGTCAAAAATCAACGTGTGATGATCCTCGCCGACCGCGTTGGATATCGCCTCGTCGACCCATGAGCGATAGATCGTTTGCCCTGGCGCGGCTTGCGCGTAGAGCATATTTTGGATGGATTGCTCGATCGCCGCGCGCGTTGCCTCGTCGTCGGTGACGAGGTCGAGGATCGTCATGTCGAGGAATTGTTTTATTGGCGCCATGACGTAGCAGTCTTTGACGGTGACCGGGCGATGCAAGTCGATATAGGCGGTAACCGTTTCGATATCCGCCGGCGTCGGCCAGCCGTCGTCCGACGCGCGCAAATCGTCCATGAGAAACCGCACCGTCATGGTGCCGGCGCCTTGCTCGGGCGATGCCCAGGCGCGGGTCACGCCTGGCACCTGTTTGGCCCATGCGACATAGTCGTAAGCGGCGCCGCCCATTGGCGGTTGACGAATCCGCTCAAGCACGCGCTGGCGCAATTCGTCGTCGCTTTCCATGTCGACGCCGCCGTCCATCGTGACAACGGTCACGATGCCGTCGACGCCGGCGAGCGCACTAACAAACGCCAGGCTTGAGCCCTCGTCGAGGTTGCCGGCGGCGCCGGCGTCAATGGCGCGGATGCCGACCGGCGTCGGCCCGCTCCCGACGGTTATTTGCTCGGTCGTCTCATAGAGCACGCCGCCGCCGGCGGTTAATTGCGATCCTTGCGGCAAGACGGTGCCGGCGATGCCGGTCACGGTCCCCGAGCCCGACGCAAACGTCGCCGGCTTGCGCCCGGCGCCCGGCAACCATATTGCCGCGTGACGGTCGAGCCATTCCGTTTCCGCGGTGTCGGGTAGCAATTGCAGCGACAGCCAATCAATGTAAAGCAAGACGAGGAAAGCGAGCCCGGCGTTGCCGTCGGCGAGCACGCGCAAAACGCTATTTGGAATCATCGCCGCCGAATGCAAGCGCGCGGTAATATAGTCGCGGTTTTGCTTGCGGACCTGGTCGAGCGTCGGCGTTGTCCAGGGCATTTATTGGCCTATCTCGTTCCAGAGGTCTTGAAATTGCAATTGAATGGTCGGCAACGGCCCGCGGTAAAGCATGACGTTGGCAACGATCGTTTGCAAAGCCGTGCGCGTGACGGTGACGTCGACGCGCGAGACGATTCGATTCTGAATGAACGGCTGTAACGCCTCGCGGACATAACTATCGACGCGCGCGAGCGTTGAGCCCTGGTGCGCCTCAAAGCCGGTGATCTTGTGCCGGTCAAGCAACCATAGGCGCGAGCCGATCGGCCAGCCGTTCCAAATCGCGTCGGCGTTTTCGTCGGCCCACCATCCGCGCCGGTCGGTATCCTCCTCGCCGTTCGGCAAAATATCGTCGGCGTTGGCGCGCCGGTTGGTGCCGAGCGCGACGATCACCGCCGACGCGAGCGCCTCGGTTTCGTCGATCAAATTGTCGGGCCGTTGCAAGAGGTCGAAGGTGACGACGATCGGCGTGACAATGTCGAATAATCTGAGGTCGGGCATGGGCTATCCGGCAAACGTGGCGCCGCTTCCTTCCGCGGTCATGGGCTCGCAATGCGGGCCGCCGATCGGGATACAAAGGTCGTCGGGCGCGGCGGCGTCGGGCGCGTGAACGATCACTTTTTTGCCCTCGATCAAAACGGTTGAAACCGACGCGATCAATTGGCCGTCGCCGTCGCTATTGATATCGCCCTCGACCGCCCATAACCGGCCGTCGACATAGACCGAGCTTTGCCCGACGACGATGGTCGTGGCGCCGCACGCGCGCGCGTCGCCGTGCCGGTGCGCCGGCGGCATCGCCGTTACCCGTTATGCTTGATCGACGGCGAGACGTCCTTGATCTCGCCGGCGGTTATGACGCGGGACGAGCCTCCAACCGCGTATGTTATTTTATCGGGGAGCATTTCGAGCGAGGCAGTCGCGTTGCCGCCGCTCGGCCCGATGCCGAGCGTGATCTTGGCCGGATGCTGGACGGCAAGCGAGTCCTTGGTGAGCGTAAAGGTCGCAAAGGTTTTCTCGGTCGCCTGTACGCCCTGGCCGTCGTCCTTGGCGGTTTGCGCTTTCGACTTGGGCGCCTTGTCGCCGTCCATGATTTGCGCGACGATCTTTTTGCCTTTCGGCGCGCTCGTGACAATACCGTCGCGGGTAAAATGAACTTGCTGGCCCTGGTCGTCGAATAGCGCGAGCTCGCCCTCCTTGATTTGCCTCATGCGGTAGCGTCGATCGCCGGCGACGACGACGATGCCATGCGAGCGGTTGCCGCCGGCAAAGATCATCAAGCCTTCGGCTTTTTTTTGGTTGGGCTTCTGGCCGGTCGGCTTTTTGACGCGCGAGGTAAATCCGTATGGCTCAAAATGCTCGATCTCTTTTTGCTTTTCTTGCGTATAGAGCGAAAGCTCGTGCTCGCGAAAAAGCGGATCGTCGTTCGTGTTTTCAACGGTCACGCGCTTAACCGCGTTATTCATGCGGTCGCCGACCGTGCGCGTGGAAAAGCGCATTAGATATCGTCCGGTGCGTACGGGATGGAGTCGGCCGGCGAGCTCGGCGCCGCGTCCTGGTCGGCGGCGTCGCCTTTGCTGGTATCGTAGTGGTCGCGGCCGCCGAGCCGATCTTGCAGGACGAGCGTCAAGGTCGAGGTCGTGCCGGTTTGGTCGTTTTGCCGGGCGGTCACCGCCTGGATTCCGAGCGTCGCGCGCCCGCTCGGCAAGAGCATAGGCGAATAGAGATCAATCAAATTGCCGACCTCGGTAAGCCATAGCTTGCCGTTGTTGCGGAGCCATCCGGTCACGGTCACGTTGGCCTGGAACATGCTCGCCGCGTTGATATCGCCCATATGGTTAGCGTGCATTTGCGCGTCCTTGATATCGCCGGGTTGCGGCGCGACGACGCGCAATGGCACCGGCGCGGCGCCGTTATAGTTCTTGTTTTTGGCCTCGGCGGATTGCGCGCGCGCCTTATCCATATTGTGCTCGTCGTTACCATGCTGGTCGGTGTCGGAAATGATGTTGCTCACGGCCGAGTTATTCGTCCAGATCAATTCCGCCGAGAGGATATTGCGGCCCTCTTGCAATTCGGCGACGACCTGGCCGCCGCCGCGGATGCCGATAATATTGCCGAGCTCGTTGTCCATGATGTGAATGTTTCGCATTTGCGCCAGGCGTAAAATAAACTGAAACGGGCTTTCGCCCCAATGTACGCTTACGCGCTCGAATTTCTTGTCGGCGCCGGCCGGCGACCCGCGCAACGAAAAGGTTATCCCGAACTTTTTTAACGCCGCGTTGGCGAGTTGCGTGAGCGTTTGATTCTTGAATTGCCCCGGCGGCAAGTCGAGCGTTCCCTTGACGATATCGGCCGGCTTGGAATGGACGACAATTTTTACGTTATGGTTTTGCCCGTCATAGACGACCTGGCGCACCGCGACCGCGCCGGTCGCCGCCAATTGGCCGGCGAGCGTGACCTTGGCCGGATCGCCCGGCTTGAGGCGTAACGAGCCCCACCCTTTATTGAGATCGCCGACCTCGGCAACGACGAGCGAGCATTGCGACACCTCCTCGTTGAGATCGCGGACGACCTCGACCTCTTTCCAATATTTGTAATTCGTGCCGCCGACCTGGACGACGCATATTTCCGTCGGGTTTGGCATGACCTATTGCGACAACGCCCGCACCGGCATTTGCATAAAGGCCGGATGCACCGGCTTATTTTCGCCGACGAGCTCGATGCTACGCGACTCGCCGCCGTAGAGCCGGTTGCACAGCCAAAGCGCCGGCCGCGGCTTGGCAAAATTATAAACGACGATCGTCGGCAAGGTGCGCTCGCGCGTCGTGAGGTCGTAGCTTACCGCGGCATGGAGCGCGACAAACGATTGATAGCTCGCTTGGTCCTTGGAATTGCCGGCAAGCGACTCGGCATCATCAAAGGCCGGATTCATCCGGTCGAGGTAGTCGTCGACTTGCGGCCGGCTCTTAAATTCGGTCAGCGAAAGAATGCGCGCACATTGGATCAGACAAAGCCGGATGCAAGTGTTACCGATCGACCAGGCCGCGAAATAATGCACGACCATTGCCGCGGTGTCGGCGCGTACCGCGTCAAACTGATTGAAGGTCGCGCCGGCGACGCGCGCCTGGTTAAACAGGTTGGCGAGCGGTGCCGCGATCGCGCCGTCGTTTATCAATTGCTCGGCCGCGGCCAGGAGATCGCCGACCGCCAGCCGAAACATTGAACCGTTGCGATCGGCGGCGATCGTCGCATTGGCGACCAGGTCGGCGACGACCGCCTTAACGACCTTGGTCGCCTCCTCGCGCTCGAGCGCGCGCATTAGCCGCCACCGCCGAGATCGCCGGCCGGGTTGCCGATTTCGGGATCGCCGATCGTGACCTCGCCGACGCTCCCGCTACCAAATACTGCGTCCTCGGAACCGCCGCCGCCGAAACTATTGCCGCCGCCGAGCGCGTCGTTTGAGGCGCCAACCGTTTGCCCCTCGGCGCCGTCGGCGGCCGCGTTGGCTTGCGATTGGCTTCCAATATCGCTGGTGAATCCGGTTTCGCCGGCCTCGACAAATTGCATTTCAAATTCCGCCATGCCGCCGGCCTGGCGCGTCTCGCGTACGGTGTATTCCCGCGCTTGCACGAGGATCGTATCGCGTTGCAACAGCGTCGGCAAAACCAGCAAGCCCGGTCCCTCGGCCTCTAGCGCCAGGACGAGGAGCTCGCGCCATATTTGATAATCCGGCCCGATCACATAGCCGGTAACCGGAAAGCGCCGCGCCGATCGGCCCATG